ATAAAATAGAGGTGATTAATGAATATGTTTATCGAGAGAGAATTAGAGGGGGAGTAATTTATTATTATTACATGTTAGATTGCATTTGCACAGAATTTAATGATACAGATAAAAAGACATTTGCACAAATAAAAAAAGACGAATTATATGAAGAAATTGTTTTTGAGATTTATAATTTAGGAGTTTAATATGAGTGCATTCTTTTGTCCAAGTTGCCAACAATATCTTGATTCAGATATAGCAGGTTATCATGAAATTGACGATAACGTCTTTTTTTGCGATAATTGCGAAAGCAAATTTCATAATAAGGAATATATTGCAAGTGTGAATGAATTATTTGAAGGAGTAAAAGAAGAATCATGACAATCGATGAAAGACAAGTAAAAATTGACATACAAGATAAAGATAAAGAAAAAGATAATGATCATATTCCAGATGAAGAGGAAAATCTTCCGAATCGTGAAGAACTCTTGGAATATTTGGGCGATCATCTTAAACATGGAGAAACTTTGCCCCCTCATGTAAGGCAATCTTTTGTGACCTACATGGACTTAGAGTTAGTATTGGACTTAATATATGCAATACTTAAAGCGAAAAGTTAATCCGAATCTTTACATCGCTGGGCTCTCCATCAAATGACTTGAGAGTCTCAGCGATGCATTTTTTAATTATTTCATCATCAGAACTCACACTATATTCATCATAGATTAAATATTTAGCTCTCAAACTCTTTTCATCGTCTCGTATGACGACGGTTATTTCGCTCACAGATTGTGATTTTGGCTCTTTTTTTTCTGCCGGAATTATATCAGCTAATCCCGCAACATAGGGAATTGGGTCAGTATCTTGAGCGTCGATAAAAAATAGACCCTTGTCATCATAGTTCATTTTGAATCCTTTGAAAAAATTAAAATTAAAGATAAAAACGCGATGACAACAAGAGTTCCCAAAAAATAATATTTTGCAACCAAGCTCATATCATGCATTATTTTTTCTTTTTCTTTAATTTTTGCATTTTCTTGTCTTGTTTTTTATCAATTTTCAAAAGCTGTGAAGTTTCTTTCACAGCTGATTTTTCTTTACCTAAAATTTTCTTAATTTTTTTATCCACTTTTTCCCCCTCGAATTGAGATAATATAATCTTTAAAATTTCCTTATTTGCAAAGCAAATGGGACAAATACATCTTTCCGTTTCTTCATCTCGATTCATTAAATTCCTTGTACGTTTACTGTAGGTGTAACAGCGGCATCATTCTTAAATTCATCGTCAATTACATCGCTATTAGTTCCGATAGTATTCACGTTTTGAAAAGTCATCGTGCAAGAGCTGAAAATTAATAAAAATAATAATTTGATCATTACATTATCTCCGTATCGACTAAAATTTCTTCAAAAACCTCTTCATATCTCTCTAAGATCTCTTGATAAGTTTCCGATTGTATCTGCTTAAATCTCTCTTGAGCATAATCGGGGTCAGTTGTTAAAAGATCGTCTTCTATTTCTTGTATTTGAGTTGTAATTGACCCTTCAAAGTTTTTTATTTTTTGTACTAAAGTTTCATAATTCATTTTGACCTACCCGCATGCTATAAGATTTTCGTTTTCGACTAAATTCATTAAAAAATCTAACATGTCCTCCCTGTTTAACATAGAGAGCCAACCGTTACCCGTTGTATTATTAAATTTTTTTTTGCTTCTCATTCTTTTAAAAAGATTCCATTGAGTTCTATATTTTTCTAAAGTTCTTTTTTCTTCATTACTCATTTTCAAACCTTTGTAACAATTTTTATTTGAATTGGGTATAAATCTTGGACCATTTTTCTTTTGGCGATGCTCAAAGGTGTGTCTTTTCCTTTTGTATCGATAAAGTCAACAGTACCATCATTGTTAAACACCTGAAAATCAGCGCGATAATGAACATTGCCAGGCAAATCAAAAGAAATTTGTCGTAAGAAAAAAATTATGTCACCAGCTTTTTGTCTCAAAACAAGCTGATTATAATAATTTCTCTCGAGTTTTGAGGGAAATTTCTTGCCATCGGCTTCGCATCTTACAGCGCCGAACTTGTGTCTAAGTGTCTTCATAAAGTTATATCTATCACAAAATATTTAATAATCAAACATTTTATTTAAAAAAAAATATTTTATATGGAGTTTTGATTTATGAAGAAGCAAAAATCGGTGAAAATATACTCTGAAGGCATAATCGAAGACAAGAAAATATTTTAAAAATATGGGTTGCGGTAAAATCAGATATGAATTAAAAAGAAGATGTTCATATAGCCTCCTTGTTGTGTTGTTTGTTTGGGCCGTAGTTTTCTACGGCCTTTTTATTTAAAACGGCAAATCACCAACATCCTCAATGATTTCTTCTTGCTGTTTTTCAGAGCCTTGTTTCTTTAATTGCTCTAAAGCGGCAGACATAATTTTTTCCTTAAATTTTTCGTCCATTGCCCGATCTTCATAAGCCAAATAAGAAAAATATTTTGTTTTGCCATCTTTTTCATATTGCTTTGACGGAAGATTAATCCATTTTTTTCCATTCGATTCAAAAAGGGTGCATTCTCTGATGATCAAACCCCCAAGCTTATGCATCTTAGCATTAAATTTGGCAACCAACGCACCTTTATTTAAAACCTCTAAATTTAAAATCTCTATCACTAGACTTTCCTTTGTTATGCGAATTTCGCGTTTTAATGGGCCGCCATTGATGAAAAACAATTTTTCCATACCAATATAGCCTTGATTATATTTTATGCAGCCTTGGGCCTTTTATTCCATTTTTTTTGCATATCAAAATAAATAGAAGAAGTTGCATTAAATTCCTTAAAAAAACTTTCATAGTCTTGGTTAGGGTTAACAATGTTAGCATAAGAGGGATGATTTCCTTCGGGTTTAAATGAAAGAGTAAAATAATATTTTCCGTCAGAATTCTTTTGAGCAGAAATCATAAACTCTTTACCGTCAAAACCATTGTTGAAATTCTGGATAAATTTATAACCCCATTTAAGATTTTTTTCATAGTCAAAATGACGATTTGAAAATGAAACAGGTTGCTCTTTAAAAGTTAAATTAGTCATGGATATCTGCTCCTATAACAGTGCCTAAGATGTTCTTAAATAGCTCTGGCTTAAGATTTACAGAAACATCTTTGCACGTATTTTTATTAATAATAAATCCGCTGGCATATTCAACGGGTTTCATTTCATTGGGATATTTTTGTTTGATCATAAAAAATAGATCTCGATTTATTTTAGCCCATTCTCTCGTATCGTCGACCTGTTTTCTTGACTCTGATTCCTTGATTTCTTTGCAGACCCACTTGACAATTCGGTAATAATCCGTGTGTTTGTCGACCGCTTTGGGATCGGCCTCCCTCTTGCTAGCTTTCCAGTCATTGAGATGGTCATAGCATTGATCGGTCGTTACTTGACCGAACTTTTTGAGCAATTTCTCATGATCGTCATGAGAGATAAACACGAGTTCACGGCGTTGAATTTTGGGATTGTCTGGCTTTTCGACTTTGGGCTTCTTTTCTTCCTTTGCAAAAGGCTTTCGAGATTTTTTGGCGTCAACGGAGTTGGCGCAAGTATTACTAAGGTCTTTTTTTACTTGTTTATCATTACTTACTAGTGGCGAGTTTACCGAACTCGATTCGTCCAGACCCGAATTTTTAAGAAACGGTGAAGGGGTTTTTTCACCATCGGGTTGTTGAGGCTTAGGAACTTCGAACAGGATGTATTCTAATTTAAGGAACTTTCCGCGGTCTGTTCGGAGCGGTTTTCGTTCACAATAGCCGTATTTAATAAGCTCGTTAAATATCTTATACAGAACGTATTTGCTCTCTTTTAGGACCGATGCCATTTGTTCGATGTAAAAGTCCCAACCGTCAGGTTTAGACATGCAATAACAAAGCATACCCTTCGCTTGTAATGACAGTCTTTTATCTTCCAGAAACTTTTTGTGAATGATAACGTAGGGATTTTCTTTGTTTTTAGAGGTTCTTACTAACATGATTCCCTCAAAAGATAAATGTGAAAGTGATTGATATTTAAAGACATAGGAGCCTCCGTAATATTTAGTTGTTAAATATTCTGGAGATCCATAAAATGGAAGTGTTGTGTGCTCCCGAGATTTTTAGGATCTCCAAAATAAACGAAATTATGGCCGGCTACATACCGGCCAATTTCATGTTTTCCAATTTAGTCTAAATCATATCTCTAATCAATTAAATTTTTTTATTTCTTGGTTAGTGTTTATAATCAACAAGATGTAAACTATTTATTTTTATTTTTTCTCATTTCATCATATGATACCTGACCGCCAGTGAGAATTTCAATTCTTTTGGCTAGGTTATGCCCGGGTATCAAAGCCTTTCTATTTATCATTCTCAAGTAAGTTGGATTAACTCCTAATTCTCGTGCAAAATGCGATACAGGCATGTTGTTTCTAAAAAGATATTCTCTTAATTCCATATTTTCCTCCCATAAAAACGGAAAAGATATCATCGACAAGAATTTAATGCAATGGGATTATTATGCTTGCTATAAATTCTATCATTTGATATATTTTGTTTCATCATAGCGAGTCTCCCTTTTGACCATCTTACGAGATGGAAGGTCGTAGCAGCTAGATAAAAAACAATTAAACAAACAAGAAAAGGAATTTTACTATGGATATCAATATTAACCATTTGATAGAGTTGTGCGACAAGATAAGCAATACATTATCGGAAATGGCTGACAACGAGAGAAAGTTTGGTTGGGATTTATGCCACAGAATTGAGCAATTAAGCTACGAAATGCATAAAAACTCACAAGAGTTGAGACAAATTAATTCCTTTACGCTATATGTGTCGTGAGGTCATATGGGTTGGGAATATAACGCACATTTAGATGTTTCACAAGACGGTGAAGATTACTACATGATTGAAAAAATCATGCAGAAAATAAGAGACGAAGTTTTGGAAAGATTATCACCCTTAGAAGTGGCCGCTATTTTCGAAGATTTTAAAAGTTTTAGAATACACTTACTTAACTGAAATACATGGAGAATATATGAGAACATCGGATCAAATAGATCAAATATCTAAAGCAATATCAATTGCACAGGGCGAAATGAGGCCTGCCTCAAAGTCCACAGAAAATCCTTATTTTAAGAGTAAATATAGCTCTTTGGCGCAAGTTATGGACTCTATTAGGGAGCCTTTTGCTAAAAATAATCTTTGTGTTTTTCAAGATGTTTCATCAACCCCAAACGGGATTGCGATTTCTACTAGAGTTTGCCATGCATCGGGTCAATGGCTTGAATTTGGGCCTATGGAAGTCCCTGTCACAAAAAAGGATGCACAGGGTGTAGGTTCAGCAACATCATATGGGAAAAGATACTCACTGAGTGCAGCGGTTGGGGTCGTTTCTGAGGAGGAAGATGATGATGGCGAAAAATCTATTAATCGTAATTTAAATTTAAAGGATGAAAAGCCAAAAAGCCCTAAAAAAGAAGATGTTCCTTCGCCAGTTATTGATGCTGAAAAGAGAAAAATTCTTCATTCCCTTTCTAAGCATTGTGACCCCGAATATATAAAAAAAATACATGAATATCTCAACACATTAAATATTGTAGGATTTGATAACGTTACAGAAAAAGTTTATGTGAAAATTTTTAAAGGTATGAATGAAAATGCCGAAGTAAATCTCAGGGGATAGTTAATGTTTATAGTCGAAGGGTTAGAACAAGGATCCCCTGAATGGCATAAGTTCAGAAGAAATCACGTAGGGGCGTCGGACGCCTCTACAATTATGGGCATAAATCCATGGAGGACAAAAAAAGAATTATGGGAAGAAAAGACATTAGGGTTTACCCAACCAATGAATGCAAATATGCGGCGTGGGCAATTAATGGAAAAGAGCGCGCTGGAAAATTACCAAGCCTTGAAAAACTGTTTAATGACACCGCTAGTAGCGGAAGATGTAGTTTACCCTTTCCTAAGCGCGTCTTTCGATGGAATATCAGCCGATCGAAAGTCAATTGTTGAGATAAAGTGTGGTAAAGCTAGCTATACAGTTGCTTGGATAGGAGATGTCCCAGACTATTATTACGCACAACTACAACATCAAATGTATATAGCTGACGTGGAAGAAATCGACTATTTTGCATACAATGGGAAAAAAGGGATATTAATAAATATTATTAGAGATGAAAAATTTATTACAGAAATGATTGAAAAAGAAATTGAATTCTGGCATTGTGTGACCCAATTCACACCACCCAAGGATTAATTATGCAACAATTACTTTTATTTGAGGTTGAAAAAGATGTAAATAAAGATTTTGAAAAATTAAATATTGAATGGGAAAAAAAATGGGAAAAGACAAGAAAATCCCTTTATGCTAGACTTACGGAAAGTAATAAGAAATATAATGAGCTTCAACATGAATTTGAAGTTTTAAAACTGAATATTTGCAAAGGGAAAATCGTTTCATGAAATGTTTAATTTTTATTTTTCTTTTTCCATGTTTAATATTTTCTAGCGAAGATGTTGAAATATACCTAAGTTCAATGTACTGTCATGCAAAATCAGAAAAATTAAAATATGAATGCCTGATAAAAAAAAATAATACTCATGATATAAGCATGGTTTATTATGGCAAAAAAGATGCTTACGAAGAAATGATGAAATTTATTTCGGATTATGATCCGATAATTGATAATTGATTTTCCGGGGGTTTATCTGTTAAACATTGAACGAATGACCCTTTTTGCCCAGCATGATCAAGTTCAATCATGGGATCAATCCATATCTTAAACCCGCATTGTCTAGCTCTTCGACAAAATACATAGTCTTCACCCCAGAATTCACCATCCCATAGCTCGATTCCAAAAAATAGATGACCTCTTGTATGTTTTAGATCTTCAGCTTTAGGCTCATAAAAAATCTCAGGCATTCTCAATATTATGCTTTCAAAGACTATTCTACGGATTAACATAAAGCCGGCTGGAATATACTCCATTTCCAGCAAACCCTTTTCGCTGACATCCATTTTCTTGTTTTCGCCATACACTCCCCTGAAAAGAAAGCATTTATCAGGGCCGCGAGCCGGATAAAGAGCAGCCACAAAATCTTCTTTGTAATCTAAAAGTCGTTTGATATCCGTCGGGTTCCATGAAATATCAGAATCAATGCAAAGCATATGTGTACAATCCGATTCCAGAAAAGCCTTAACAAGATCATTTCTTTCGCGTACAAGAAGAGATCCTGAAGTGTGGATACGGATAGCGCAGTCAATTGAATTTGACGCCAAATAAAGCCTTGTTTCAGCTAATGAACATGCATAGCTTACGTTAACTTTTCCGTCAAAGGCAGGTGTTGCGATAAATATTTTTGTCATAACGCTTTTATATACAATCCACGTTTAAAATTAATAGGAGTTTCTGTAGTTATTCCTAATGCTGCATCTGTCGGCACTTGAAATTGTGTTGCTGAATTGTACGAATATCCGCTATTTGATGTCTCGACTTGATTGGCAGCTCCTACGCTAAGAAAAGTAGTTCCATTTGTAGCCAATGAATTGCTTATATAATTTGCATTGACTGCTGACCATGTAATCCCATTTGTTGATGTAAATTTTGATGTTCCTGTTAATGTACCAAATACATAAGTCGAATTTCCGAAAGCTAAAGAATTTATAGAAGAGGTTGTTCCTGAAACACGGATAGTCCAAGTCACCCCATCGGTTGATGTCTGAAGTTGTCCAGAGGCTCCTCCAGCCACAAAAACTGATCCATAAACTAATGAATTAAGATTATTTTCTGTAGTTTTTCCACCATTTGTTGTCCATGTGGTCCCATCTGTTGAAGTAAAAACAACATCCGTAGCTGTTGCATAAAAACCAGAATTATAAACTAATCCAGTTAATGTTGATGTAGTATTAGAAATGCGAACAGTCCAGGTGATTGCATCAGTTGAAGATTGTATTGCTCCAGAGGCTCCAACAGCAACCCATGCGGAATTTCCAAAAGCAAGCCCATAGATACTTGAAGTTGTGGCAGATGTTCTTGCCGTCCAAGTCGTTCCGTCAGTACTAGTCGCAAGAGCGCCATTTGTTCCTGCATAAACATGTAAAGAATTTCCAAAAGCTAAAGCATATATAGAACTGGTGGTTTGACTTGTACGAACAGTCCAAGTGATTGCATCCGTTGAGCTTGCTACAACTCCTCCGTTTCCTGCATAAACATATGCTGTGCCATAAATCAAGGCGCCGATATTTGAAGAAGTATTACTTGTCCTCGCGGTCCAGGTCGTTCCATCCGTTGATGTAGCTAACCCTCCCCCGTTAGTAGCGTATACATGCACACCACCACTAGAATATGTTAGGGCATTAATAACGCTTGCAGTATTGCTGGTTCTCACCGTCCAGGTGATTGCATCGGTTGAGCTTGTGATAACCCCCCCCGCACCGCCAGCAATATAAGCGGTTCCATATATAGAAGCATTTAGAGAACTTGTTGTTCCACTAGTTCTTGAAGTCCATTTTAGCGCATCGGTTGAACTATATAAACCTCCATTCCCAGCAGTTCCAATATAAAGTCCATTCCCAAAAGAAAAGGGATGTTGTCCTCCTGCTCCTCCAGTTGATATAATTCCAGGTGTCCTTGTGTCCCAAGTTGTGGCGTCTGTTGAAGTCTGAATTGACCCAGAAGCCCCAACAGCCACATAAGTACTATTTCCAAAAGCAATTGCAGCTAAGTTTGCCCCTGTTGAAACTTTTCTTTGTGTCCAAGTTATCGCATCCGTGGAAGATCCAATATTTCCTGAAGAGGCATATGCATAAACAGTACCATAAGTTAATCCAGTAATAAGGTTTGCAGAGTTACTTGTCCTTGCAGTCCAAGTCGTTCCATCAGTTGATGTTGCAAGAGCGCCTCCAATTCCTGCATAAACATATAAGGAATTTCCAAATGTTAAAGCTCTGATACTACTTGTAGTTCCGCTTGTTCTATTTGCCCAAGTTATACCATCCGTTGAGGTGTTTATAGTTCCCAAATCTCCGGCAATCACATATACTGAACCATATGTAGCTGCGCTAAATGTTTGAGTGGTAATTGCTGGGGTTCGGCTTGTCCATACTGTATTTGCTCCATTAAGCAATCCCAGTCTTGCAAATAAAGTTGTATAGGTTGCTTGAGAATAAGTCGAACCATCACATAATAGCCATTTGCTATTAAGATATGCGACTCCATTGGCATTTGCAAAATATGATAACTCGCCAATTGGTTCTCCATCTGATGCAGGAGTATTGTAAGCCATTATTCACATCCTAATTTTAAAGATAAAATCCAGTAATAACAATTTTTCCAGTTAATGCAGTCCCTGTATCAATGGAAGTGACATTAGCCTTAATCAACGTATTTGCTGGAAAAATTGCAGAACTAACTGTGCCGCTAGAGGAATAATCATCAGCTACTGTTGGTTGAAAAATTGCACCGGAGATAAAATTATCGTAACTAGCTGCCGTCCAGCCTACATTAAATGAGCTGTCAGAATTTGGAGCAGTTGCAGAAACGCAAATAATCGTACTTGAAATTGGCACAAATCTAGAATTTGATATTGTAAAAAGACTTGTCAATCCTAATGTTTTTAAATTAATTACTGGAGATACATAGGTTACTAAATTCGGTATATAAGCCATGTTATATAACGCTCCATTCAGTCCCATTATAAACAATAGTAATAGATGCATAATTGCTATTAATCACATAACTTGCAGCCCCGTCAATATTTTTTCCTGATGGCGTTACCGTTATATTATTTGCTGCTGCTGATCCAACCGTATCTTTTATGATATGCTGCTGGCCAGTAGTTGGAGATGCTAAAGGAGTAATTGTTCGAGCAGATGAGGTGTCGACTTTAATTAAGGCGTCTTGAGGAGTTGTAGTGTAGGGATAAGCTGCTGGTGTTACGATTTTTATGGCATCGTTTGTTGTAACAAGTGGGGCTTGAGTTGTTGTATTTATTGTACTGGAAGTACTATCAAAAGACAGACAACTATAAACAAGAGTTCCGGCGCCAGTTATTGCATTTGTATTTGATGTGAAAATTGTGCAAAATTCCATACCCAATGTGCCACTGATTGATATGGCTGAGGCGCTCCCACTACCAAACCGTGACCATTTGCAACTTGATGCACCACCGCCATGTGTCAAAGCAGTCAAATTTAATGCATTTGTATCTATTAAACCATGCTCTAAAGTTAATGCAGCACTTCCAGAAATAGTCACTGGAGACTGGATATTGTAATATTGCATATTTAAAAGGCCGGCTGAACATGTGTTCACGACTGTAGATGCAGAAGTGTTTTGTATAAAAAAGTGATCTAATACTAATATACCAGCGCTTGAATGTGCAAATATACCTCCAGTTGCCCCTAGGTCTCCATTAGTATTAAATATGTATAATCGAGCAGATGAACTGGCTGATGAAAAGGTTATTCCTGTGCTATTTGTGAAATTAAAATAGCAATTATTTAAGTTTAATATGCTCGCTGCGGCACCTGTGACAGCAATTGCAGCAGCCCCATTTGTTTGAAGTCTAATTCCACTAATAGATACAGTGCCAGCAGTCGAATGGGTCAATGTACCAATAATTGTTACATTTGGAGTAGTGGAATCGCAATCAAAAGCACAAAGATTAATTCCAGGCACTAAAGTCAGATTTTCTGTATATGTTCCCGGTTGGATGAAAATCGTTGAATTTATCCCGGTACCTTGAGCCGCTGCAATTGCGGCTGAAATAGTCGTGAAATTTGCGCCTGTGCCTGCCGTGCTTGATGCAACAATAAATCTGGCAACATGCAAATCGGAAGCGGCAGCACTTGAAGCAATGGTAATTGATCCGGGTGCATTTGTAATTGTAATTCCTGTCCCGGCTGTTAAGGTATTGGCCACCATCGCAATGTTTGGATTAGTCGTTGTTCCAATTAGCAATTGACCATCTGCTGTGACAATTCCGTTGTGGGGAGGAGCTGAAGTATAGTCAAAATTGACATTCTTCATTAAAAAGACATCATTTTCAATTCCTGACATATATCCCCTATTGCTCGCTTACAGTGATACCGGGCAAACAAGCTCCCCAGTCTATATTGACACCGGCAACGCCCAGAACGTTGACAAGTAAATTACCCCCTGAAACCGTAACTGTAGCATTGGAAGCTGCTAAGCTTGCATCAGAGTTCTTTATAAGATCTACAGTATTAATTAAAGTGGCTGTTCCTGCGACATTTTTGACTACAGCTGTTCCATAATACCCTATACCATCGTTATTGCTCCCATACCCTGCTATGATAATTTGTATGGTCATTGTGGTATTTGATAAAGTAGCTTGTGTGATAAGATTAGATGTGACAGCCCCGGCTGTTGTTGTTCTGCCGCGTATAAAACGTATGGTTACATTATTGGCGGCTGCATTTGGTGTCGCTACTGTTTTAATTCCGTCGTCGCCTGATAATCTTTCGACATTTAAAAGAGGTGTTGATGTTCCTAAAGCCGGAGGTATATCTCCAGGCAATATAGTAGTATCATTTAAGTCTGTTGTGAATGAAGTAGGAACCGATGGAGGAACTGGACCGCTTGAAGTGCTAATTATTCCTGCTTGCGACATAGTCCCCCTAATTAGTTATTCTATATTGAGTCACAAGATAAATAGATCCGGTTCCTGCGCTGCCTTTTACATGAATCTGCGTATTAGCCGGTAATGCCACATGTTCTTGATTACCTTCATCTTCATCATAAAGCCAGAATGATGATGGCGGACAAACATCCACATCATTAATTCCGTCTATTGAAATGGTAACCAAAACCGTAGAATTGTTAACCATCTTTAAAATATAGGATGGATGGGCTAAAGGAGTGCCCAAGGCTTGATAAGATCCTGTTAAGGTAGCAGAATCAATACTTCTAAGAGTTTCCCATGCAAGCCTTGTTGTTAGCATTTTATCCCTCTAATGGTGAATCATCAGTTAATATTTTTTCTTCTTCTATTTTTGCTAATTGATTTTTGGCATTATCTTCAATATTCCCAACATATTGCAAAAATTTTGCTAATGCTTCTTTGACAATATCTATGGGTGTATCCGTATCACAAATTATTTGTATGACCCGATTGTTGGAAATATATTCAATCGTTGTCTTATTCTTAATCATGTTTACCTCATTTTTGT